GGCTGAGGACATAGATGAACTTAAAGATGCTGTTAAGGATAACAGAGAGTTCTTTCAAGGTAGGTTAGATCGCCTAGACAATAGAATATTTTGGATTCTTGGGATGGTTCTTAGTACTCTAGTCACACTAGTAGCCACCATTATATCAAGCAACATGTAACGCACACACGCCGTCTGTAAGCAACGATCTTGCTGTAGGGTATCAAGTACCTTATAAATACAATACATGACGCAAAACGAAGCACAAACACTTATAGACAAGGTAGAACATAAACTATATGGTATCAGTGCCAATAACTACTTTAAGTATCAAGTAGGTTATCATTTAGACGAATTCAAACGCACAGGCAAGTATGCTGAAGTGCTACAACATTATATCAATAACAAACCAATATACTTACACCACAAGGTATTCTATTTCCATGGTGTTATAATAGATAGAAACAAAATGCGAGTCGAACTGTATTCTAAAATATGTAGGCACAAAGTATGGAAGAAAATTAGTAGAATCTCCAAGAAATCACTATTATAATATATTTTTCACTAAGTAATAGTGGCTTGTCCTAACAAACCTACTCTAGATGTAAAACTAGAATGAAGAAACCTTAGTCCTATAATGGCTAGGGTTTTTTTATGATTAGATAAATAACTTTGTAAAGACAATTAGGAGATACAAATGAAATATGTCAGACTAAGACCAAATCATCAAGCAGTAATAAAGATAGCATTTAACAGCAGTTTGATAGAAATCTTAAAAATCACACAACAAGCAGGTATAATGAGCAATGAAATAGATAATTTATTTCGCTGTAAAAAAGTATACAAGTTCAAAGACGGTGAAAGGGTATACATACCTAAAATAGTCCCAGAAGGGCATAACTTATACAGTTTCTTAGCACATGTGCTTAGTGGTATAGATCTAGATGAACCATTACCGCAAAAAACTGTTAAAAATATATTCAGTAGTGTAGAACTAGTAAAGAAAGCAGTATTACTAGACTTCAAAGAAAGCAATTTACCGTTATTACACAAACTAGAAGAAGTAAGCAAGATAAGTAAAAGTTGAAATAGGCATACATGGCAAACACAAAACAAAAACAAACACTGGCAAAAACACTTTATGGCACACAAGATCTAACCAGGTTAGATACCAAACAAATAGCACTCATCAAGGCAATATACAAAGACATAACTAAAAAACAGAACGCAAGGTTGACCCGCCAGACATAATTGGGTTGAGAACAAGGCTATATGAGACCAAGATAACTTGTATAGACTCTATAAGGATTAGTCTGTTATCCGCAAACACAATAGTTCATAAACAATGTATGTAAAGAGAACGAATCATACACTAGGCCTTAGCAGGTGTGGAGTGAGTAAGAGATCCATTGAACTGTGAGTAAATACCTGCTCCCTTATATGGCTGTACACAATGAAACAGAATGAGGAGGGAACCGTAAGAGGTTCCTTCTGACCAAAACTTCTAAAACAGAATGTAAGAGAAGAAAAGATTCATGAAGCAACTTGTTTGCGAAATGAATAGGTCTTTAGACCTGAATAAGGTTCAAGTTATTACTTGACATAGTGTAAGAGGTATAGTATAATATGAATATGAAGAAATATATAAGCAAAGCAAATTGGATTAATCACAATGAAATACATTTTGCTATAGCATCAAAGCAATATGCTTTCAAGAGGTATGATTGGTTGATCAGGGAAGCAGTCAGTTTGGTTCCTAGGTTATTAGGTGTGAAAGGTCAGATGGATATGAGGTTACGAGGTTGGAAGACTCAAGTGATGTGTACACCAGCAGACAACAACGAAAGTACTGACTACATAGATGTGATAGTAACAATGACACATGAAAACCCAGATATCACAGCACTAGAAAGCAAATACATTCACAGCATGATCAACAAAAGCAATTTGCTGTTTCAAGATGCTATGGATCAAAAAAGCATGCCAGAAACTTTGCGTGAAACATAATTAAGTGATAAATATAAGTGTACTAACAAAATTAGTACCAAACATTAGGAGAAGATATGTTACAGTTACAAATACCTGAGGACAAAACACCACAAAGTATTCGCGAAGAATCTGTGCGCAGATATCGACATGGTAGCATGAGCAAAGAAAACTACAATGTGTATCACTATATACATAATTACAGCAATTACGAATCAGTTATGTATGACTTCTACTTGCGTGATAAAACATACTGCGATAGACACATGACCAGTTTGCTAGTAGACATATCTAACTATGACAAAGACTTAGTATGGGCTTGTCAAGATGTAAAAGATTACTACAAGTCATTGTACTACAATAAACATGAAGTAGCATTGACATACAAGAAGTATGTTTCATAAAGAGGTTGACATTGGCCTGTTTTATGTGTATAATGTACTTAATAAGATAAATAAAAGTGTACTAACAAAATTAGTACCAAACATTAGGAGAAGATAATATGTCAAATATTACAAAAATTAGAGTCATGCTAGATAGCAACGGTAATCCTGTTATGGATCCAATCACAGTTGAAAGATCTAGTCTAGACTTACTAGAATCTTATATCTATGAAAAACAAAAAGAATTAATGATTCAAGCAAATGAAGAAATTCAAAACCCAGAGGAGAAATAATAATGTCAAACAACGAAATAATAACTGAAGCAAACGGCTTCGAAATAGAAAAGATTCTAACACTTACTAAAATGTACAGATTAAAATTCATGAATTCAAAACCAGAAAGTGACCCTGATCATTTAGTAACTGAATTCTTCATGATAGTAGGATGCTACAATCAAGATCCAGAAGAATACATTAGAGCATACCAAGAAGTACACAGGTACGAAATGAACAAACAAAACGGACCATTTTGGATAACAAATTTTGAATGCGAAGAAGCAACACATCATGAACCTGATCTTAACTTACTAGACTTAAGATACGGACATAGTGACGAAGGCTTAGCAGTATACGATCACAGTAATTGTACAATTCAAAGTTTAAACTACGGTTGGGATCTAAAAGATGTACAGGCTATCATAGAAGCCAAAGAAGAAGAATCGCGACAAAGGCCAAGAACACCTTTAACAGTGGTATAAATGAATAACAAAGGCTACAACAAAGAGCAGAATCGATATATGGAAACTGCTCCCATTAAAACCAGTATCCAAGTAATTGATGTACTCAATGAAAAGATGGGTTTTAGTGGCGGTTGGAGTCATCAAAAAGGCAAATACTTCACAGTAGTTATGACCATGTTCACAGAGTTAGCAGATGGCACTAGAGATGTAGAAATATTACATTCATATCCCAAACGCAACGGTAAAGCATGGAACAAATGGTTGCCTGTTATAAAAGCAGTCAAAGACAAAGGCTTGGTACCAGAACTTCGTGGTGCTTTCAGCATAGTAAAGCCTGCTAGTAGTAAACGCAGAACAGTTAAAGAAGTAAGCAAGTTCAAGATAAGCAACAAGTACACAGAAGAAGAATTTGCTCAGGCATACAGTACATTTATGGGTATTGATCTACCTAAAAATGGCCCAGACCTATTTACAGAAGATAAATAATACTGTTGGACGCAATGTTATAACACGTGGATCATTCGAGACACGTTCACTAAATATAAACTAAACACTTATAGATAGTCCTCAATTTATTGCCAATAAATGTTAGCCATAATGCTTATAGCAGTAATGATATAATAATGACATAGAAAAAATTGTTTCCCAGAATCAATTGATTTCTCCTAAAACTTTATATTGCGGACAACTTAAATTAAACAGAGGACAGCATATCAAATATGCGTCTGACATTTTTAATTTTCCTAAATATATTATTTAATCGGAATAATAGTCGAAACCCTCTAGTTTGAACTCATCTTTCTAGGGGGTTTTTGCTGATTAGATAAATACTTGCTACGTTACAGAACGATTAACTCTGAGGTAAAACAACATGTCAACAGAAGACAACCAACAAGAACAACTCCCTTATACAGTAAAGAATATCAAACGTGGTGAAAAAACAGTCACGGGTCGAGTAGTAGGTAGAAATAAAGTAGTAATACCAGAAGATGAATTCTATCAAATGGCATGCTTATTCTCAACATGGAAAGACTTTTCAGACTATTACGGAGTACCACAACAAACACTTCGCGACAACTTTCGTGACTTATATACAAAAGCACGTCAAGTCACAAAACGCAAACTAAGAAGCAAAATGCTAGAAACAGCACTCAATGGTGATAGAGTCATGATGATATGGTTATCCAAGCAATGGTTACAAATGAGTGATTCACCAATTGAAACTGAAGGTGAACAAGTGTTGCCATGGAATGACGACCCAAAAGACGAAGTCTGATAAATAACTATGTTGAACGACATAATCAATTAACTTTAACCTTAAAAGGAGGAAACTGTTAGTAGTGTGTCAAATATGTCGTTTCAACACATTAAAGGTATATAGGTGAAGTTAAGCAAAGTTCAAAAGAAAGTATCTGATGATACAAATAGATTCCGCATACTCGCAATGGGTAGACGCGGAGGCAAGTCATACCTTGCTATGAATGAAATGGCCAAGTTTGCCAGATTCCCAAACCAACGCATATTAGCCGTTGCCCCAACATACAAACAATGTAAGAACATATGGTGGAATGATCTCAAAGGCATGCTCATAGAAAAGAACTGGGCAAAGAAGATTAATGAATCAGACTTACAAATAACTCTAGTAAACGGTAGTACCATTACACTTCGTAGCAGTGAGAACTACGATGCTTTACGTGGTGCCAAGTATAACTTTATAGTGTTAGATGAGTGTGCTGACATGAAGCCTGAAGTATGGTTTCAAGTGTTAAGACCCACCTTATCAGATACTGGCGGACACGCACTATTCATTAGTTCACCCAAAGGTAGAAACTGGTTCTATGAATTATGGTGTGAAGGTGAAAAAGAAAACTACAGCAGTTATCAGTTTACCACACTACAAGGCGGATGGGTACCAGAAGCAGAAGTAGAACAAGCAAAGCAAGATCTAGACAGTAGAACATTTCAACAAGAATATGAATCACAGTTTGTCAGTTACTCAGGTGTTATATACTATGCCTTTGCTGATCAAAACATAAAAGCATATCCAGGACATAGCAAAGACGACACAATACACATAGGATGTGACTTTAATATTGATCCAATGAGTGCCACAGTAGCCATTATAAAGAACGATGTAGCATGGATAATAGATGAAATAGAAATATACGGTTCTAATACTAATGAACTGGTACAAGAGATAAAAGCCAGATATCCACATAACCGTATCATAGCATACCCAGATAGTTCAGGCATAAAGCGAACTACTAACTCAGGTATAAGTGATCACCAAATACTACAAAACGCAGGATTCCGTTTAATGGTACAGCCAGGCAATCCACCTGTTATAGATCGTATAGCAAGTGTTAATGCCGCTTTTGAAAAGAACAAACTGTTTATTGATCCAAAGTGTAGAAGTGTAAAGAACTGTCTTATAAAGCACACTTATAAAGAAGGAAGTCGTATACCCACTAAAGATCAAGGGCATGATCATATGAATGATGCCTTAGGATACTTTGTGTATCAACACTTTGCCATTAAGAAGAATAAAACACAAGGCACTAAGCCAATGACTAGGAGATTATAATGAAACCAAATGTAATGATTATTGGAGGTACTGGTTATACAGGTAGTGCTTTGTATCAATATCTAGATCAACATGATTACCCTGTAATGAGCATAGACCTAGAATGGTTTGGCAATCCAGCAAACATACCAAACAAAGTTATTGACATGAAAGACCTAGGTCATACCAAGTTGCTAGACTGGGCAGACCATATAGTAGTACTAGCAGGTCACAGTAGTGTACAAATGTGTCATGACAACTTCTTAAGTGCCTATAACAATAACGTATCTAACTTTGTTAAACTGTTACATTATATCAAACCAAATGTAAACGTTACTTACGCAAGTAGTTCAAGTGTATATGGTAGATACTCAGAACATTACGCAAAAGAAACATCACCGTTAAGTGCTCCTATCAATCCGTATGATAGTACAAAACAGTTGCTAGATAATGTAGCAATAAATTACGCCAAAGATAATCCGCAAAATATCATAACAGGACTGCGGTTTGGTACAGTAAATGGCTATAGCCAGAACTTACGCAATGACGTAATGATTAACGCAATGACGCATAGTGCGATCAATTCTAATTGCGTAAATGTGTTTAACGGTGATACCCGCAGAAGTTTGCTAGGTATAAGAGACATGTGTAGAGCAATACATAATGTTATAGACCACAGTAAGCATAGTGCTATATATAACCTAAGCAGTATTCACAGTACAGCAGAACAAATAGGTTATACAGTAGCAAATGTGTGCGGCAGTGATCTAAATGTAAGTGCTACACCACCAGCAACAGGCAATGAAAAACTAATTACCAAAAACTATGACTTCTGGTGTAGTTCTAGCAGTTTTGAAATAGACTATAACTTTAAGTTTGAAGACACTATAAAAAGCATAACCACAGAATTAATTAATCAATACCACTTATGTACACCAAGCAAAAGAGATAGGGAGATAATATATGGAATATAAAGAACTAAACAGTTGTATAGCATGTGGTTGGCAGTTTGGCCTAGAACCTGTACTAGACTTAGGTTCACAACCATTAGCAAACAATTATGTCAAAGAACAATGTGAAGTGCCTGAATACCCACTAGCACTTAACCATTGTCCTAACTGTGACCACGCACAATTAAGTGTTGGCGTCAATCCAGAACTAATGTTCAAACATTATCTATATGTTACTGGTACAAGTCAAACACTAAAGGATTATTGCGATTGGTTTGCCATGAAAACTTCTAAAAATATACATCCTGGTAAAGTATTAGACATTGCCAGTAACGATGGTACTTTGTTAGACTGTTATGCCAAGTATAATTGGGATACCACAGGTATTGAACCTGCTGATAACTTAGTAACAGATTATAAACACAAAGTACATCATGATTTCTGCGAAAACCTAGATCTAGATGAAACATTTGATATCATTACAGCACACAATGTAATGGCTCATACTGCTCATCCTGTAAAACTAATGGCAAAAATCAAACAATGGTTAAATCCAAATGGCACCGCCTATATACAGACCAGCCAAGCCAACATGTTTAAGAATGGAGAGTTTGATACTATGTATCATGAACATGTTAGTTTCTTCTGTGTAAAAAGCATGACCGCTTTGGCAAATAGGGTGGGGCTAGATTTGGTAAATGTAGAAATAACCCCAATTCATGGAGATAGTTATGTGTTCTCTCTTAAGCACAAACCAGGACATGATATAGAACGATATTTGCCAGAAACATATAAACAGTTCTCAGATAAAGCAAAGAATGTGTTGGCTGAATTTGCTTATAAGGTAGAACAATACAGGAACGAAGGATACATGATTGTGGGATATGGAGCCGCCGCTAAAGGCATGACAGTACTTAACGCAGGTAACATAACGCTAGACTTTATAGTAGATGACAATCCAATTAAAGTAGATCACTTCACACCAGGTACAAATATACCTATAGTTTCAAGTAAACTTATAAGCGGTATAGACAAATTAGTTATTGTACCACTTGCTTGGAACTTTTATACTGAAATAAAAAGCAAGTGTCAAGCACTAAGACAAAACAAAGAAACAGTTTATTTAAAATATTTCCCAGAGGTACAAATTGAAAAAGAACATATTAGTTAGAAGCATATACAACATTAAATCGCCAATGTGG